GGAAAGGCCGGCTTATTTACCCGTAAGGGGTACTCTTCCATTTTGACCAAGGAGATAGTTATGGCGGCTCGGAGTGATCTATCCACTTGGTCTGATGGTTTTGCTCTTGATCTCGCTGAGCGGGGGGTGGTATTGTCTGACGTGTCTTATGCTGAGAGGGTGGAGCTTGAAGCTGCCGGTCTTGTGGGCGGTAGTCATATTTTGGTGGGCAAGGTGGATAAGCCCATATGTCTGGGGGGTGACACAAAGATACGTAAGTCACCGTTACACGAGACGAGGCCTTTTGGGCCTGCCCCCAATGCTCCAGCTCACCTTAAGCCAGTGTATAAGGATGGCGAGAAGAAGTACCCCATGGTTGAGGCGATGCGGGCTTACCAGACCCCGGTAGAGATTGATCGATGGAAAGGGAAGGTCGATATGGGCGCCGTGGTTGAGTTGGCCATGGCGCCACATTGGGAGGCCACGCTTGGTTATGACAGATCCATTCTTACTTTTGAGGAAGCTGTTGACCCCCCACCTGGGATGAAGTTGAAGCCGCTTAATCGATCCACTTCTCCCGGGTACCCGTATCGGCTTGGCGGGGGTAGTGGTAAGAAAGACTTTTTCGGCGCAGATGGCCCGTTCACCTTTGACTCGGAGAGAGCGAAGGCTTTGAGGGCTGACGTTAGTCGTATGGTTGAATCATACCGCGAGGGTGTACGGCCAGCAGTGGTGTTTACGGATTTTCCGAAAGACGAGTTGCGACCACATGCTAAGGTGGATGCCGTGGCTACTCGAGCTATTAGTGGCGCGCCTTTGGACTACACCGTTGTTTTTAGGATGTATTTTGGCGCTTTTATGGCAGCTTCGTTTTCAACCTGTGTGGATAATGGTATGGCCCCAGGTATTAACCCGTATACCGATTGGCACCTTTTGGCGGATAAGTTATTGGCGAAAGGTAAGACCTTCGCAGGGGACTTCAGCAGGTTTGATGCCAGTGAGCAACCCGACATTTTAGTCCACATTTGGACTACATCAATAGGTGGTATCGGAAAAATAGCCCTTACACACCCGTGGAGCGAGATGAACATGAGAGCATACGTCAGATGCTCTTTCTTGAGGTTTACCATTCCATGCACCTTACCGGACTTCACGGCAAGCTGGAGTATTTGGTGCGTTGGAATAAGAGCCTCCCTAGTGGCCACCCTCTGACCACTTTTATAAATTCCATGTATGCCCTTGTATGTTTGACAGCATGCTATGTTTACCGTACGGGGGATTATAAGGATATGTGGGAGCATGTTTTCCTGCAGACTTTTGGGGATGACAATATCAATTCCGTGGCGCCGCATTTGACCGATGTCTTTAATCAGGTCACTGTTGCGGATGCCATGTGGGATTTGTTTTGTTTGAAGTACACCTCGGACAAGAAGGGTGAGGAATTGAAACCGTTTGAACCATTAGAGGAGCTCACTTTTCTCAAGCGTCGCTTTGTCTTCGATCGTGAAGCTAGTGGGGGTTGGGCTGCCCCTTTGGAACCCGACAGTTTTATGTATACTCCGTACTGGTTTAAGAATCCCCGTGATCCAGCAGGAGATTTGGGGAAAAATGTGGAGCTTATGCTTGGTGAGCTGAGCTTGCATTCTGCTACCATGTGGGACGATGCGCATCCCAAGCTCGAGGCTGCTTGTGAGGCGGAGGGCATAAGGGTGCCCTTCCAGACTCGAGCAGCAGCGCGTGCTTGGATGCTTACTCGTTCAGATGTGTGGCATTAAGATATACGGACTTAGTGGTGGGAAATACGCTGTTTGACCCCACTTTGTTGTCAGGATTACACCCTTGGTTTTAACCTTACTACTCAGACTGAGTCAGAGAGTAACAGCACCTACTTGCGGTGTGTGTCCACCTGCAAGTTTGTACATATTGACACACTATGAGTGATAATGTTATTGAGCAAGTTTGCTCGGAAATAGAGGGGCTGAAAGTCCCCGAAGTGCCTGAACAGATGGGTGTGGCAACTTTTGCCAATGAAGCATCCATATGTGCAGTGGATCCCATAGAGGATTCTAATATTGGCTTTGCTAGTGTAACAACTGAAGGCCAAGATTTGAAGGAGTATTTTAGGCGACCCCGTTTAATTCGCGGTGGCTTTGCGGGTACCACTACATCTACCTTGTATGTTGCTGATGTGAATGTTCAGCAGCTGTTTGATGTTTGGTTTCCATTAGGCCGAGACCGATTAGAGGGTGTTGCAGGCGTCCGTTTTAACCAGGTTTACACTCTCACTGTTGCCGCTAACCCTTTTCATGGGGGTACATTGGCGCTAGCGTTTCAACACGCTTCTTCTTTTACTGATGCCAATCAATTCTGTAGGCTGAATTATGCTCCCTCGAGTACTTCCTTGCCCCATGTGCGTTTGAATTTGGCGGAGGAGACTATGGTTCAGTTGACGGTTCCGTATATTTGGGACCGAGATTATATGCCTTTGACTAGCACTAATCAGGATTTAGCCGTGTTGGGCGCCGTTGGCATAACACAGATAGTTCCAACGCCAGCTTTGACGAATTCCCCGCCGCCTGGGTGGAAGCTTTATGTGCATTTGGAAGATATGGAACTTTTAGGTTCGCGTCCACTGAATGAGCAGATTATTACTGCCCAGTCCGGATTACGTACCTCAGAGGTGGGATCATCCAGGTCCATAGTGCAGGAGATGAAGGCTAACAAACTTTTGTCTCGTGGTCTTAGCGCCGCGTCTTCAATGGTTACCAACATAGGGGCTGCTGTTCCATCGTTATTACCCATTAGTGGACCGACGTCGTGGGCTTTGCGTATGGCTGCTGGTGTGGCATCGGTGTTTGGGTACGCCAAGCCTCGCGATTCCACACAGTTGGCCCGCATTTATCGCAGTGATTACATTGGCGAGATGAACGTGGATATGCCGTCTGCTGCTTATTCTTTGGCTGCGACGGCGGAAGCTTCTCTTAGAGTAGACCCGACTATGAGTGGTAGCTCTGTGGATGAGATGTCTTTACGATTTGTCACCAGCAAATATTCGCAAATTTGTTTGACGGATATTACCACTGCCGATAGTACTGGTACACGTTTGTGGGGTACTACCACTTGTTTGCTAAATTTTTGGTACCGGAGTGGGAATACCAAGCCTTTTTGCAACTTGGATCCCCCGTCATCCAGTAATACTGCCAATGCCATTTATCCTTCTGGCTTGATGTATTGGTCGGACTGTTTTCGTGGGTGGCGGGGCACTTTAAAGTTTAGATTTACTTTTGGTAAATCTAAGTTGCATGCTGGTCGTGTCATAGTTGGTTTTGTACCGGCCCCTTTACAGCGTGTGAGGAATGGCGTAAATTCACGTGTCATTCCTGCTTTGGAGGTGTCAGGCACTTTTCCCCAACCGTTTTCATATTCCATGGTTTGTGATCTCAAGGACTCTAGTGTGTTTGAATTTGAGGTTCCATACGTGTCGCCTTATCTGTGGACTTATACTGGTGGTTACACTGGTGGTGTTACCATGACTGTCCTCGACCCACTGATTGCCAATGGCGAGGTATCCACGACCGTGCCCATATTGGTGGAGGTGGCCGGTGGAGACGATTTTGAGTTTGCTGGACCTACCACCACTGGCATGGTGCCGGTTTCTGGGAATAATAATTTGAATATTTATTCACAGTCTGGCGTTATAGCCAATAACCGGCGTGTTGAGGAGTATACCACTGGAGAGACTATACAGTCACTTAAGCAGTTGCTTATGATTCCATCTAGCGTTGTGTATGATGTTGCCAATTTATCGGAGAACACTACATCTTTGCCAACGTTTGCTTACCTTCCCCAGTGGTTAAATGCCATACCCATGGCTAATCCTTCTACTGCTTATTTTGCAACATCCCGGCAGTCTAGGATAGCTGCATGTTATGCTTATTTTTATGGTGGCACGTCTTATGACGTGTATTGTGATGCGGAAAATGATAATTATGCGATGCAGGCTTTGCAGCAACCTGAGCAAGGTGGTTTTGTATCAACGGCGAAGTACGGACCGTATTATGCTGGCACACCTAACAATGCCATTAGGATAACCACTTCTAAGAATGCACTTCACTTTCAGGTCCCGTCTGCGGGGTATACTCCTCGAATTGCAACGCGTACCCAGTATGTTTTTCCGAATCCCAATAGGAATTTTATACCTGGTTTGGCCGCTTTGTATAATAGTGGTCTTTCGTTGGTGTCAAATCTTCGGGTACGCAATACTACTGGACGATCTATTCGTGTCAATCTGAGTTATGCCGGTGCAGATGATGCTCGTATGGGCACTTATATAGGACCGCCGTTGGTGTATTTGTTTAACCCGGCACAAACTGTTAGTCCCGATTTGGGGTTGTCGGGCGTATGAGCTTCTTAGCTCTGGGTTGTAGACCCGCATGCGTTAAATGCGAAAAATACTGTAGCCTGGGTTTGCAGATGAGTTGGAAAAGAAGGCCATCCATCTGCTCTCCTGGGCTCGCCTGGGGCGAATAGAGTAGTCCCGCATAGGCTGGTGGCTACACACGTGTAGCTTCAAATACAACATGTTCTTGTAACATTTAAATGCACTTAGTGCTTGTTATGAGAGCAAAGCATCGAAAAGGATGTTGGGCCGGAGTTTCCGGTTGGATAAAGCGTAATAAACGCGGTGAGATCCACTCTGGCCTGGCGGCCATACTTGGATCAAGTCGGCAGAGTTACGCTCCGATTTGTGC